GGTGGTACTGCTATGGCCCTTCTTCTCGATGAATTCTCTAAGGTTAAGGATGGTCAAGCTATGGCATCTGCTACGGCCGATGTAGCACCTTGTAGAATTGTAAACTCCACTCCGAAAGGCCCAGGCACAGAATATAGCAAATGGAAACACAGTGGTAAAATTAAAGTATTTATAATGCCATATTGGGAACATCCCATGAAAGGCAAGGGCAGGCATGTTATACAAGATTCAATAACCGGAAAATATGATATAATGTCGCCCTATCGTGAACATGAGGAAACACGAAGAACCAGAAAACAGATTGCACAGGAAATGCTTCGTGAGGACATAGAATCTGGCGGGCCATTTTTTGATTTGACCAGCATAGAAAAACATATTGCTCAATTTGGCAGAAAACCATTATCTCGTTGGGACATTGAGTTTAAGAAAAATATTTCTAATGATGAAGTCCAAAAGATTATCAAAACACGAAATTTAAAATCAATAGAATATAAAAAGACTGCCAAGGGTAGATTATTAATATGGTCACATTTAATCGAAGGAAGACTCGACCAGTCTAAAACTTATAGATTTGGAATAGACCTTGGCAAAGGACAGGGTGCAAGCCCGTCAGTAATATCTATTAAATGCGTTGAGACGAATACAAAAGTTGGCGAGTGGTGGGATAGAAATACACCACCCTATGAAATGGCACGTATTGCTGTTGCTCTCGCTTTGTGGGTTGGCGGTCGCAACCCGCATAGATTGCCCACCATGAAATGGGAGATGAATGGGCCGGGTTGGGATTTTGGTAAATTGATAGTTACTATATATCATTATCCGTATTATTACAGAATGAAAACAGAGGGTGAAGTTAGTGAAAAAACCTCTAAAAAGTATGGCTGGCACGCTCAGACCAAAAGAAAATATAATTTACTGTCATTATATGATAGGTTGTTGGCTCAAGGCGGTTATATAAATCCTTGTATAGCTGCTCTCGAAGAAATGAAATTATATGTGGAAGGTGACAATCAGAAAATTTACCCCTCTGAAATGGTCGATGCAGATGAATCTCAACTCAGAACACACGGTGATAGAGTTATTGCTGACGCTTTGACCCTAAATGAAAAAGATTGCGATAGACGCACTATTAAAAATAAGATTGCTCCACGTGGAAGTTTCGGTTATAGACAAGAAATGACTCTAAGAAAAAATAAATCACTAAGAGTTAATAAAAGAAAAATATTTGATTTTTCAAAAGTAGGCTTATACTGATGAAATCTGGAAAAGTGGTAGTTCACTGTGAGGTATGTAAAAATTTTAGAAAAGAGTATTATCTTGATACAAACGAGTATGGGTTTTTTGCTGTAACGGATGCTTATTGCCCGGTATGTTTTTGCATGCTTGTACAAGATTTGCACGGTGAAAATATAAGGGATATTACAAATGCCAACTGAATATGTAAACCCTAAGAAAGTACAGGAAGTAGTTAAACAGGGTTTTGAACGGTTGAAACAATATCGTAAAGCCAGGGCCATGTTTATAAAATCCTATGTTGGGAATTATTATAATCAACGATATGGCTTAAAAGGCCAGCAGCCGATTAACCTTGTATTTGCGGCTATACGTTCTTTAGTTCCGAACATAGTCATGCAAAATGGCATAAATGATATAGTTACGAATGTTATGCAATACAAGCCTTATGCTGAACTTCTTGGGTTGGGGTTAAACTCATTACACAGCCACCTTAAAATGAAAAAGATTTTGAGGGGTTGGATTGTTGATGCAGTTTTTGGCATTGGCATTGTAGATACAGGAATAGCTACAAGTGACCATTTAATAAATTTTGGTGACATAAATGTTGACCCTGGGCAGATATACTCTGAATTAGTAAGCATAGACGATTTTACATTTGACCCGATTTGTACTAATCTTGAAACTGCTGCATTTATGGGCAGAAGAATTTCAGTACCCAGACAGGTTCTCCTTGATGACGATGATACTGACAGTGATTTAGTAGCAAGACTACCAAGAACAAATGACAACTTGTTATCAAACGACAAGACATCTAAATTAAGCCAAGGAAAAATCCGCAGTCTTGAAATGCAGGAATTGCAAGATGCAGTTACAGTGGTTAAATTGTGGATTCCAGAGGCCAATGCTGCAATTTTAATACCAGACCCATATCAAACTATGTTCGATAAATATATTAAAATCACTGATTATTATGGGCCAAAAACTGGGTCTTATACTTTTTTGTCGCTCACTCAACCCGTGCCTGATAATCCTCTTCCGATTGCTCCTGTAAGTATATGGTATGATTTGCATGAAATAGCAAACAGAATATTTGTAAAAGCAGCAGACCAGGCAGAAGCCCAAAAGAATCTTGTGTTTTATAAACCTGAAAATTCAGATGAAATGCAAGAGGCATTAGACGCAAAAAATAATGGTGTAATTGCTTCTCAAGACCCGGATATGTTTAGAAGCGTTTCAATAGGTGGTGCTGCACCTGAAAATGAGTTTATGATTAAAAATATGCAAAACTGGTTTAATTATATTGCTGGCAATCCAGACCAAATGGCAGGGGCACAAGCACCGGGACAAAAGCAAAACAAACAATCAGCAACATTGTCTTCTATATTGCAGTCAAATGCAAGTACAGTTGTGGAAGATTATCGTGATATAATATATGACGGGGCGGCTGATATAAGTAGTAAACAAGCGTGGTTTATGCACTACGACCCGTTAATAGAAATACCATTGATAAAACGTGAAGAAAATGGTGAAAAAACTCAAGTGTGGCTTACGCCTGAACAACGGTGTGGTGATTTTCTCGATTATACTTTTAGAATAGTGGCGAGGTCTATGTCACGATTAGACCCGCAAACGAGAACTAAACGCATAGTTGAGTTTGCAACAAACATAATTCCTGCTGCTGCCACAACCGCCCAAGTTATGCTGCAAATGGGCGTTCCATTTAATTTGCAAAAATATCTAACTCGTATGGCCGAGGAACTTGAGATTGGAGAATGGGTACAAGATTTATTTGATGACCCTGAATTTGAACAGAGGATTCAATTGATGGTGGCTCTTGGCCCACAGAATCAGGGTAAGGGGCAGGTAAACTCACCAGAGGCTATAAATCAGAATGGTGGCTATCCGTTACAGAGAAATGTAATGTCGCAAGCCCCCGACAGGAATTTAATCAAAATGCTCAAGAGACAGTAGCACAGTCTCAGAGTGCTAATTATGGAGCATAAATAATGGGTGTAAATAGATTGCGTTACGGTAGGGAATTGGAAAAACAACTTGGTGCGGGTAAAGGTCTTGAAAAATCACAGAAAATAGCAGTTAAAAAATCTGCTGTCAAGAGAAAAAAGTCAACTAAAAAGAAATCATTACTCGAAAAAACTAAAAGGCGGGTTAAAGAACTTATTCATGGGTCTAAAACTTATGTCAGCAAGAAATATCCACCTACGGGGAGAAAATAATGCCGTTATATTGTTTCAAATGTAATTGTGGTGAAACTATAGAAGTGGTTAAGCCTATGAGCGAATCACATAGGTTGCAATTATGTGCATGTGGAGAGATAATGTCCAGGGTGTACAGTTTTAATTGTGGAAATAAAGAATACGCTAAACCTTTACATTCTGATTCGTTGGCTATTACCCCTGGACAGGTGGCTGAACACCAAAGACTGTTTCCTGATGTGAAGATAGATTCTGATTGTAGGCCAGTGTTTGAAAATTATCAACAACATAATAAGTATCTGGAAAAAACTGGTTTTATAAAACAACCAAAGAAAATTAAAAATTGTGGTAAGAAAATTGCTTAAATTCTACAAATAACCTACCCCCTACTTGTTGTAGGGCAGTTTATATTGGAGATAAAATGCCAGAAGTAAAAGACGAAGTTAAAGATGAAAAAGTAATTGTTAAAAACGAACATGAGATGACAGAAGAGGATATAATATCCAAAACACAGGGAAATATTGCTGCATTATTAGGTGACGATTCTACCCCGGATGAAAACCCGGCAGAAGAGGACAGTGGCGATGAGGAAGTCAAAGATGATTCTACCCCGGAAGATAAACCGGCAGATGAAGTCGAAGATGACACCGCCGAAGTATCTGATTCTACCCCGGAAGATAAACCGGCAGATGAAGCCGAAGATGAGGTTCAGGAGATACCTGATTCTTATTATAGAGCAGCCATACACATGGAATGGACACCAGAACAGATTCAGAAGTTTTATAGTAAAGACCCTGAATTTGCCCTTAAAACGTTTAGTAAACTTCTTGAAAATGTGAACAAAACATCTTCAGTTTTTGCTGAACGTGGTCGTTTAAAAGTACAACCCACTAAGATTGAACAGAAAAACGACGAACCTACTGAGGTCGCAAGAGCAACAGTAAAATCGATTGACATCGAAAAATTAAAGGAAACCTTTAAAGATGACCCGATTGTTGATTTTGTTGTTCAATTGCAGGAACAGAATAAAGTTGTGCTTGATAAATTAGATGTACAGGCAAAAGAAATCAGACAAGCAAAACAGAGTGCCGCTGCACCAGGTAAAAAAGAACAAGAATTGATTCAACAACAAGTTGACCAATTTTTTGGTGCTGATAATATGAAGGTTTATTCTGATTTTTATGGTTCAGATAAAGACGAAGCTGGTAAAGCAGTACAACCTGAATCGTTTATGCCGGGCCAAAAGGCAAATAGGACAGCCGTAATCGAAGAAGCGGACGCTATAATTGCTGGGTTTGCAGCACAG